TCAACTTGAAAAATGTATCTGTAATTATCTCTGTCAGCGCCTTGCGTAATATTTGCCACTCGTGCCGCCCCTATTTGCCATGATTTACGCCCTATTGCTTCCATTTCAGTAGCTGAACTTGGAATAGCGGCCAAAGTACCGTATTCGTAACGCATTAAATTACCGTCAACCTTTGAAGTAAATGTAGTCGGGTCGTCATTTTCTGGAAGTCCAAAGTCAAACGTAACACCTAAACTTTCTTGATCTAAATTAAGCCTACCAACTAAAGCATTATCAACCGTTAAGTTAGTTGCTAGCCCAAGATTATCATAAACACGAATAGACCTGTCGTCTATTTTTTCTCTGATTATGTAGCTTCTATTGTTAGCAATAACATTAGTATTTTCAATTACTAAAGTATCACCTACATTAAATTCTGCAAACGCATTACCTCTTGAATAGTCGGTTATCCAGTCGTTAGTTTTAAAGTTCTGGTCGCCAATATTTATACTTCTGTTGGTTGATAGTTGTACCCAAGTTTCACACCTTACTTGAAAGGTTGCAGTCATTTTCTGGAAGATATTACCTTTTAAATAGTCAACATTTCCGGTAACATTTTCGGGTGCAATTTCTCTACTTTCTAAAAATACTCCCATTATAAAGTGTTGTTATATCGTTTGACTAAATCATTAGTTTCTTGTTGTTGGCTTTGAATCTTGCTTTTAAACTGCATTAAAGTTTCTCGCGCTCTTTCCTTTTCCGATTCTTTTAAGTTGGAAAAATCAAAAGAGTTAATAGCTTCATTCATTATTGCAGTACCCTCAGTTACTACTTTGCTTAGATTTTTTGATAGTTCTTTTAATTTTCTTTCGTTCATTACCTTCCAATTGGTGAAATAATTGTTTCCTCTATATTGTTAGTGTACATTTTTTTTTCTTGAATTACAAATTTAGCCAATCTATCTTGAGGATTAAACTCAAAACTCAAAACCTTGCAAACCGTACCATTTGACAATTTAACATATCCGTCCTCTTTTACGTTTCTGTAATCTTCTAAGTTCATTTGAATATTCTCATATTGGTAAATGAACCTTTGTGCGGAATCTTTAGAAGGTGCAAAACTGTTAGACTTATGATAATTGGAATAAATGTATTCAGCATTAATTATTATCTCATTTTCATTTGCTAACTTGGTTTTCACTGGGTCAGTATTAACGTCTAGTAATACCAATTTATCAACTGTAAAAAGGTCTTTTTCTATTGCTAACATTCCAATTCTGTTTTCGATAACGTCGTCTGTTGGTGGTGACTTTATCTCTTCTGGTCTTGGTGGCTCAAAAGGAATATCAATGCCAATAGTCTTTAGCTTTTTTATTATGTTTTCAATAAAATCTAAAGCCTTGTTAATAACTTTTATAGCTCCATTTCCAGCTTTTACAAGAGTACCTAAAGGACCGGCTATAATTTTATAAAGTCCGCTAACCGCTTTTTCTGGGGCTGTTAAGGTTTTCTTTTTAATACCTCTTGCAAATCTTGATTGTCTTTGCTCAAAACCTTTAAGCAAGTAAAATAGCTTATTGCTTGGTTGTTTAATGTAGGATAAACTCACTTGAACGTTGTTGCCTTGCCAACTATTGATAGTGTTTTTGTCGGTAACGTCATAACTAAACGAAATATTGTAGTTACTTATAATCTCGTTTGCGTTTGTTTCAAAGGCTGTATTTCTTACTGGTGGTAGTTTGAATCTTGAACCAACTACCGTATCATTATCTAGCACTATTTGTAAATTAGTCCCGTTAATAAGAACTTTTACATTTAACAATGTTCTCAATTCTCTAATCAAATCTCCAAATGTCCCCCTATAAAACCCTGTCTGGTCATTGTTTGGGCTAGGTTTAAAGAATCCTAATATCCTATCGTCTGTTTGATTTTCAATGTTACTATATGAAGCCGGTATAATGTGTGCCTTTTTCCAAACAGCATCATTTAATAGCGGTGAAGAATAAGTTAGTCCTAATTGATCACAAGCTATTTCAAAATGCCTATTGATTGACATAGCTGGTTTGTACTTAATTTTTTGAATAATCAAGTCAACCAAATCAAGTATCAATTTAATTAATGCAACTATTAAAGTAATGGTATAAAGTATTTCAGCAATTAGTTTTAATATACCTCCAACGCTATCAATTACAGAACTACTTTCTCCCGTCGCTTCTGCAATCATTATAATTTGCTTTGTTAAAGCGTCAAAAACAAATGTAGTAGTTAGGCTGATCAACATTAATTCCGTATAGTTTGGAATGCTCGTTAAAACATAAGGAACATAAACAAAGTCAGAAGGTAGTATAATTTCCTTATCAAATAAATTATTGAAATCTATACCGTCAGCAACTCCGCTATCTAACCAATCAATTGAGGCTTTAGGAACAGAATCCACTACACATAAGTCTTGTTCAAAACGTGCTGTTTGCAAGTCAATGTAACCGTCAAAGATTGTAAGTTTTAGTCCGTTTTCAACTAATTCTATCTTGTGCGCTAGTCCAGCAGTTACACCAGTATCTCCCGTCATTCCAGCGTCAAAATAAGACCTTAACAATGAAGCCTCATAATCTATCCATTCAAATCTTTTAATGCTAGTGGCTTGGTCTAAACCGTCACTATCCCTCTGGACTTGTAGATAAAGGTCTGGAAAGTTTACTGGCTTTTGAACCTTTACGCCTTTTATGTAGTGAATCTGTTGCATTATCCGTTAAGTCTTGGTCTGCGTTTAGCGGCTCTTAATACCTTTCTCAGTCCTCTTCTATGCTCTTCTTTACTTATGTTTCCGTTAGGGTCTATATTCAAATGGAACTGTATTCCCTCAACCGCTGTTGTGACTTTTTCCAGGCCGCTTACAATGTTTTGATCGTTAAGACTTGCAACTGATACACCGCCTTGATTGTTTAATGCTAAGTCAACTAAATCCTTGTTTGATATGTTTCCTAGCTTGTTCCTAACCCTTAATGAGTCTTTGTGACCTATTACCCTTTCTTCTTGTGTTAAGGCTACTAAGGTATTGTCTTTGCCGTTTCCTTTTAGGTTAGCCTTAGCGTCGTCACCTACTCGGTCTGTTCCTTCGTAAAATGAACCAGCAATAAGGTTTATAGCGGCTTGTGCTGCTAGCGCCTTACCAACGGCTTCAACTGGATTGCCTCCGTCTTTTAATGCTGCTAGTACTGACTCATAAAATACTTGTCTTTTTTGGCGTTTCTCTTGCTTTTCCGCTAGTTCTTGCTGTTCTAGTTCTATTTCAGCTTGTTTCTTTTGACTTTCAGCTAAAGTGTTGTCAAGACCTTGCGCTGCTAGTTGCGCTTGAACGTCTATATTTTGAGTAGTTCGTTCGGCTTTACGTTCTAGTTTTTCTTGTTCTTGGTCGGCTGCTCTATCTTGTGCTTCACCAACTTGGCCTAATACGTTTTCAACTTGGCCTATTTGTTCTTTTCTTAGTGCTTCCTTGTCTTTGGCTAATTGTTCTGCGATCTTACGCTGTTCATCAGCCGCTTTTAAATCAGCGTCTATCTGGTCTTGTGCTGCTTTTTCAGCGGCCTTTTTAGCTTCTTCGTCTGCTTTTTTCTTGTCCTTCGCTCTCTCTTGGTCTGCTTTTGCTAGTGCTTTTGCTTCTGCGTCAAAATCAAGTGTAAATGGGTCGTCCTCTACGTTTTCTTCTTGAAGTAAGCTATCTCTAACTTTTTTAGCATCCGCAGCAGCTGCCTTTTCTAAAGCTAATTTATTTTTAGCTAAAGCAATTTCTTCTCTATTTAAAGTATTTCTATTTATTAAAGCCTCGCTTCTAAACCCTTCGTTTTCTTCTTGTTTGTCTGCTATCTCAAATTCAACCCTCTTAACCTCTTTTTGTAGTTCTAAATTATCTTTATCGTTAAGTAATAGTATTCCCAAGTTTTTAAGTCTTTTTTCCTGAAACTCAACTTGTTCTTTTTCTCGCTTATTGATAACGGTTAATAGTTTTTCATTTGCAGCCCTTCGCTCGTCAATACTTAAAGTTTCGTCATCCCTGATTTGTCTTAATTTCTCAGCGTCTTGCAGTTGTTTTTTTGCAACCCGGTCCGACTCAATTTCAATAACTTCAAGTTCAGCTAAAGCATTTTGAGCGGCTGAAACACTGGTAGCACTCATCGCATTCTCAATACCAAAAAGGCCAATACTTAACGCAGTTGCTAAATCTGATAACACACCACCACCTTTTCCGTCTGCTCCTAACAATTTAGCAAACTTATTACCAGCTATATTAAATGAACTAGATAATGTATTTGTTGCTGTTGCTAAATCATAACTTCCAGCCGTTGAAGTTGCATAAAGTCCAGCTAAAGCAGTAAGACCAGCAGTTACAGCACCGACTGGAGTTGTTAACTGTCCTAAACTTATCCCAAACAAATTAGTGCTTTCTATGCTTTGTCCGATTCCGTCTTTGTAATTACCTACATTTCTTTGAAAGTTACCGATTGAAGCGTCGTTATCTTTTACTTGTTTGTCAAGTTTTTTTAACTCTTTAAGTAACTTGCCTCCAACGTCTAAGTTCTCCCTTTCTGCTTCGGTTAGGTTACGATAAGCCGCCTTTAGCTGTCCTAGTCTTTGGGCTTGTGCATTAAATGAAGTTTCAGCCTCTTGACCTTGTTTGACTTGCGCTTTAATTGCAAACCCTAACTTTGAATTTGCTACTGTTAGTTGTGCAATCTCTTTATTATTCTTAGTTGTTGCTCGGTTGTATTTAGATAGACTTATTTGCCCTCTTTGGTATTCTTTATTTAAAAGGTTTTGACGCCTTTTAATGTCAGCTAATAAAGTTTTGTTTTGGGTTTGTCTGGCTATATTAGCGTCTAAACTACCGTTAACGTCGTCAATTATCTTTTTGACTTTCTTTTGATTCTCAATTGAGTTTTCAACCTCTTTATTAAATTGCTCGGTCGCTTCGTCAGCGTCCTTTTGTGCCATTTCAAACGCCTTAACATTGGTTGTAGTTTGGCTTACTACTTCATTGTATTTCTTAATGTCGTCACCACTATTAAAGGCTTGTGTTTTGCTTATGTCTTTTAAACTAGTTAGGTTTTCTTCTAATACTTTCCTCAATGCAGCAGCGGCCTTTATAACCGTAGCAAATAGATTCGGATCAAAAACTTCTTCGCTAGTTATCTTCTTATTTGCCATTCTTCAACATATTAAAGTGCGTGAAATACATTCGGACGCTCAACTTCTTATCGTCAATTGCAAAATTAAGGTTTTTAGTTAACAAAGCGATTGACTTATAATAGTCGTATTCGCTATTCTCCATTGCCTTTTTGCGCTTCTCGCCTTCAAAAATGATTTTATCATAGGCTAAAGAACTGATTTGCGCCTTAACTTTTTTGATCTGGAATCGAATATCGTCTTTTAAAGTATCAATGTAGTTTGGGTCTTTTGAAAGCATATCAAAGTATTCAAGTTCGATTTTATCCCATACCGGATTAAGTACCTTTTTTAAATGGTCCACGTCTATTTTATTTGGCATTTCATACACTAGGTGCTTTAAGTCGCCCGTTTCTAAAACTTTGTAATAATAGTAAATAGGTAAATCGTCAATTGACTGCCAGTATTTCATTGAGTATAATTTCTTGAATTTGTGGTATTAACTTGTCTCTTAATATTTCAAAACTTTCTTCGTTCAAACCTAAGATAGCCCCGTATTTGCTCAAATCTATGCCCTCTTTAACTGAATCAGCATAAATAGTTAAGTCTTTCTCGGTTACTTGTACAATGTCAAAACTATCGTAAAAGGCGCCAGTATCTTTTAACGTCCACCTTTTGCCGCTTGGTTTACCGTAATCGTAAACAATTGTTTTAGAGTAAAATGGAAGTTGTTTATCGTCTGCTAAAATACCAAATTGCAATTGGTTTTCCTGGTTCAACCGAATAATTAACTTCTGGTTGATCGTTTTGGAAAACAAAACAAAGAATAGTTTACCAGTAGCAAGGCTTTCAATGTTTCTTATTACTTGAAAAAGTCTATCCATTACACCGTAAAGAAATAACTTTCCGTTGCTAATTGGTCCACATACTCTTCAATGTTTGTTGACAATAAAACGTCGTCTATTTCTGAATAAAGAACTATTAACGGTTCTTGGTACTCGGACGCTCTATTAGTGTACGTTATAACCATTTGCGGTGCCGCTAAATTAGGTTGTGCAATAATAACCGCAATAGGAAAAGTATAAATAAACTGACCCCCATTGCCTAACTTAGTTACTCCGTTTATCAATTCAAGTGAAAAACTCATAGTTTAAAGTATAAAAAAGCCCCAATAGCGTAAACTATTGAGGCTAATTAAAAATAAATGTTTAACCTTTAATTTACTTCTTTTTACTAGCGTCTTGGTAATCCTTCCAAGCCTTAGTTAAATCTCCTGTAAATCCAGAATCATAAAGAAAACGATTGAACTTTGTTTTATCGCCTTTCTTACGACTATACAGCCCTAATTCAAGGTAACAAGTACCCGTTTTTGTTTTGAACTCCATACTATGGGATTGTTATTACAACAGCACTTAATAAAGTATCGTCATATCCATTAGTAGCAGGTGCTATTCTTAGACTTAAAACGTCAGCAGAAGTTTGCGCTGAAAATGTAAAAGCGTATGTTCCTGTTGGAGTTTCGTTAAAGGTAGAAATCACAACAGGAGAAGCAGTAGTTACATTGTAAATTTCAAAGTCACTAATTACTAAACCACCAGCAACAACCGGATTAACTACTGATCCGTATGGAGTAGTTACTTTCATTGAGAAAGCAGTAGTCGAAATTGCAGAAGCAACACCGTTTAAGTTAATTAGACCATTGTAATCCAACCAAGAAGTTGAACTATCAAAGTCAGAAGCTAACAACATACCAACGTCAGAATCAGCAATTGAATCTTTCCATTGAAAGGTCAAAGAAATCTTAGCAACAGTTGTATCTGTTGTGTCGATTGTCTTAACGTCCCAAGTAGGCATTTTGATAGCCAAAGGATAAAGATAACCAGTAGTTCCTTTGTCACCTATCAAGTTGTCGTTACCGTCAACGATATAAGCCCCAACTTGACCACAACCGAAAGCGTCAATCGCTCCAGCATAAGTAGAACCCTGAAACCAAATCTCTCCTGTGAAAGTCTTTGCTCCGTTTCTTATTTTTGCAATCGTTCCTGAAGGTGCTTCTTCTGTAATAGAATCAGCTCTTTCATTTGTTACGTTTTCCATTGTCGGCAATGGGTAGTAACGCTCCGAAGAATCAGCAGCATTAATTAGGTTAATAATATCAGCGTTAGTAGGTATTGAACTAAGGTCAATCCCATTTCTAACATTTGAACCGTTTACCAAAGGAACGATTATAATCTTTTTTGCAACAGCTTGTAAGGGTTGGCATGAACCAACTCCGGTATTACTAAGCGTTACGTCACATGAACAAACAGCCATTTTTTTATTTTTTATAGTTAAACATTATTTTACAAAATTACAATTTTTTTTGCCTATTTAAAACCACTATCAAATCCAGTATCAAAACCGTTTCCGTCGACTACTGGAATTTCACGAACTCGGCAAGTAAAGTCTTTGATAATGTTTAGTGGAACAGTTACTTCAACAGCACTTATGTTTTTATTAAATACTTTTTGACCAGCGTCGTTAGTTGTTGAATTACCACCATTGGTAAACTTTGAATAGTTTATTCTAGTAACTCCGTTAATAGTGTTAACTCTATTTGATCGGGCTAAAGCAGTTAAAAAGGTATCAGCTAAAGCGTTCAAAGGATTTAAAACATTATCGTAGTCGCTTTCTGTGGTGTATTTTTTCGGGTTATTTGTAGCCATAAAGAAGAACCTACTCGAACCTTCGCTTTCGTTTACGCTATCTCTTGCAGTTGGTGAAGTTCTCGAAGCTAAATCAAACCTCCATATCATTGGTAGTATATCTTTGTCGTGCTTCTTTGATATTTCTTGTTGAACCTGAAGATACTTACCGTAAATGTATTGAGGCTTTCTAAGTGCATACGTTCCAATAATTGGCGCACTTGCACCGCTTACTATTAGATAGGTGTTTTGAACGAAAGAAACAACCGTATAATTAACTTCTAATAGCGTTATAATACTGTTTTCTCCTAAGTAGTGGGTATTGGTAGCCCAAAGTTTATAGTTTCCGTCTATAACTTCAACAGCATAAACGTTAAGGTCTAAACTCATTGAGTCAATTACCGATTCTACTATGCTATCTACGCTGGTCATATTGCGCTAATAGGTTCTAAAACTAATCCCCTAAAGTCTGTATAAGTTGCTTGGTTCTCGTAAATGTAATATTGTAAGTCCGTTCCGGTTCTTATGGTCCGATTATAAAGAACGGTCAATTTAGTAATTAAACTTTCTTGACTTGTTGCCTCTGATTGATTAGCTACGTTTCCAGACGCTTGGTTTATTATTTGTTGTTGACTTACATAGTTGTAATATATTCGGCCTTTTAAGTACTCTTTAATGCCTTGACAAGTGATTGATATATCGCCAGGGTCGTCATAGTAAAACGGGCTGAATATATCTGTCCACTTTGTTGAAGCTGGTGTTTGTGGGTCGCCAGTCAAATCATTTATAAACTCTTGGCCCAACGTAGAACCGAACAACTCATAAATTAAAGCCTTCTCGCTATCCAAAGTAATAAACGATTGAAGGTCAACTAATGTATTTTGGTCTTGGCTTATTTGAAAGTTACCGCTTTCAAAATCGGACGTTTGAAGTATCATAATATTTTAACGATTACATTATTTGGGTTACTCACTAGCCTAGTGACTGCATAGTTTAGAATCTTTTTTTTAGTGCCTTTCTTGATAGTCTTTAAAATTGGAGTGCCTTTATCGTTAACCGTTCTATATTCATAGTCTTTTAAAAACTGGACTAAGATCATTTCTTCTTGCATAATACAAAGTTAAATAAAAAAGCCCTAACAAATTAATGCTAGGACTTTTCCCAGAGAAACTTAATACAGAGAATATTAAGAAAATTTATTTTTTACTTGATTTAGCTTTTGCTGGTGCTTTCTTTTTTTCTGTTGCTAATTCAGCCTGCCCGTTACTAATAACTAAATCAGCTTTCCATTTAGGTAGCTCGTAAACTTGACCAACTACAAAATGCTGAGCCTTGCCAGCTTTTACTTTTTTACCTCTTACCTTGATTATTTCGACTTCTGAACTCATAACTGTTTAATTTTATGTTGCCTCAAAGATATAAAAAAAGCCCCAACAATATGAAGGGGCTTTTTAACTATATTCTAAATAGACTATGGAGTAGTTTCTAAAGCTGCTTTGTCAGATAAGAAATCACCTTTAACAAATGCAGTTCTATCGTTGTTCTTAACGTAAACTACGCCTCTCCATTCAGCCCTAATTGTTTTAAAGTTCTTAATGAAGTTATCGCCAGTATATCCTACGTCAATTGAAATGCCAGCCTTAGTTCTGATATGTGCTTTTGTAAAGTCACCAATCAAATACTGTCCAGCGTCAACTAAAGTAGTTTCTACAATTGGCACACCGTCTAAAGATAAAGAACCAGCTACCATTGCTAAACGCTCTACATATCGCTTATCGGTAGAACTAACTTTTACCATTTTTAAAGCGGTAACGTCAGAAGGATTCATGAAGATATAATTCGGCATTCCTTGCTCTGCTATCTTAATTTGATTTGCAGCAACAGTAAGAACGTCTACTTCATTTGCATTATCAACTGCTAAAGCAAAAGTTCCAGCAGCAAATGCAGTTGCAGTATTGAAAACCCCGTTTAATTGTGGGCTTACTCCTGAACCACTATAAGCACCTAATTCAACAGCTTTCAATAATTCACGATTCAATTCGTTGTTAATTTCAGTAGCCATAAATTCTACGTCGTCTAACATTTCGTCAGTGATTGTAATGTAAGCAGTTGTCTTTTCAACTTTTTGAGAACCAACAAGTAAATCAAAGTCGATTTGATTTTTAAGTGCCGCTTCTACTGTTTGACCAGCCGTTCCTTCTTTACCACTTTGATAAACCCACTCAACAAGGTTAGAAGAGATAGTTCCAGATTGAAGAACGTCTAAGAATTTGATTTCCCTTGAAGCCTCCATGTTCATTCCCGGCAGCCTTTCAGCTTGTGGAATTTGTCCAGTTACGTTTGTTGCAAAAGTCATATCAACAGGAGCCTTCAAAGTAATCTTAACGCTTTCTCCGTTCTTGTAACGGCTTATTTCGTCTTTCTTTTCCTTCAACTGCTCAAGGATTGACTTGCTTGTAGAAGTTTCTGTTTTTGTCAATTTATCAACTGCTGATTTAATAGCAGCACCTTGACTTAATAGAATAGCCTCGTGCTTTGCGCCTAATTCAGCTAAAGCCTTTGACTGCTCTTTTCCAAGTTCAGCTAATTCTTCTTTTGATACACCAGACTTTACAGCCTCGTCTACTTTCATTGCCACGCTGCTCATATACTCAGCAATATGGCTTGCTTGTGCTTCTGTGCTTAATTCTTTGATTGCAGCTTCGTCTAAATTTTTCTCAGCCGTCAACCATGTATTAAAATCTTTCATTTTAATTGTGTTAAATGATTAAATAATGGATTACTTTTCTTTTGCGGCTTCTCGACCTTTGGAAGTGTTTTATCAACGGCTTCACCTTCTTGAAGTGCTTTGAATTGATTACAAAAATGCAATAAATTTTCTTTAGTTGGGTTGTCTAAGGCTTTTTCGTTTAGTTCTGTTAGTTCTTCTAAGCCTTTTGAAGAGTCTAAAGTTGGTGTTAATTCGTTTGAACCTCGTATAACGCAGCTAATTTCAATCAACTTTGCCTCTGTTACCGCCCAAAAATAGCCCGTTTCTTCTGCTAAGTCTAGGTTTATAACCTCGTTTTTGTACTTTTCCCAAGTAGCAAACTCTTCTTTTTCTTCTGGATTGTTTACAGCAAGTTCAATTTTAACGTACTGCATACCAACTGAATGCTGTTTGATTGCACCATTTTTATAATCAAGGAAAATATTTTTGTTTCTCGACCTTTCAATCTTACTATCCATTAAAAGGGCAGTAGTTGTACCAGACTTGTTCAAACCAACGTCGGACCAGCTAACCTCTTTTTCATAAGTATCTAAAGGCGTTCCAACTTTCGCGCTCAATTGGTGAACGTGGTCGTGTAAGTGTAGGATATTTTCTTTGTTTTCTTGTATTGACTTGGTAAAAATTCCTTTGATATGTACGTCTTGGTGGCTGTCCATAAAACCGTAGGTATTGCCAACGATTGTTCTGTAAATTTCATTTTCGTTATCGTTTTTGTCAGTCATTCCTTTGCTGGTAATTTCAGCGGCAGAACTTAATTCTATAACGTCACACTTTTTTAAAGTTGCTTTCTTTAACTTGATTAACTGCTTTTTGTTAGCAATCATTTTTTTAATATCGGCTTTGCTCATTTCCTTATGATTTTATTATCGATAACTTTCTTTAGCTTTTCAGCTTTCAACTTCTTCAATTGCTCTTTAGTAAGTTTCTTCTTCTCCATAACTAAACGTTTGAAATTGTAACATTTGAACCTTTAGGCTTTACGCTGTCCATTTCTTTGTCAGTTAAAACTTCTTTGCCTATTGATTCCCTCGCCTCGTTTGGTGTTATTAATCCAGCGTCAACCAATTTAATTGCTTGGTTTGCTCGTTCAGTTGGTGAAGGATTCAATGCTTCTATTTTTTCCTTGTGAATACCTAAAGAATAGTTTCCGAACTTAGATAAAAACTTTCGCTCATATCCAGCCGCTATCTTTTCAAAGGTTGGTATGTAGTTGTTGTTATACGCTGAAGCTTCTGCTTCTTTTACGTTGTTGTAAGTAGCTTGTTCTCCTGTTAACAGCATTGCTGGAAACCCGAAAACATTACAAAGGTCTTTCGTTAGTTGGTTCTTGTTCTCTATGGTTTGCATATCGGTTGAACTTGCATTAAGTTGCTGGACGTTTAAAGCCCTTCGAGAAAACCTCATTGCGTTCATAGACTTAGCCCCACCTATTTTTCTTTTCAATGCGGACCAAATGCTTTTCTCGTCGTCGTCATTCATTGGCATTGACGGATCTTCGTTTGAAGGTGTTATTAATGCAGAAACGCCCCTATTCTCGAAGTATTCGCTTAGTGCTATCTCTACATTATTGGAAGCGTTTAGAATGTTTTGTGCTGATTGTAATGGGCTTAAACCGTTCTTGTCTTTAAGTCCTTGCATTGAAGGGTTATTCATTGCAACGTGCATAACGTAGTCAATATTTAACGGGCTTATACTTTCTCCGTCGTTAAACTTATAGCTTTTGACTTTTGAAAATATGCTATTTGTTTCTGTTTCTATGGTTACTGCTTGAGGCGGTAGAACTAACTGTTGACCTTTGTAAAACCCTATTGATTCAGCGTCTAGGTAGTTGTAACATTCTCCGGTTAAAGTATAGAATGTAACTAACTGCTCCCAGAACTCATTGAAACTTTGGTTGTCGTTAGGCTTAAAAACAAAGTCGTAAACTTCTCCGCTTTCAATTTGTTTGCCATTGGTCTTATCGTAAATATAAATCGGTAGGCTTGAAACTCCTCTGGCTATTCGTGTGACTATTGAGTAAACAACCGAACTACCTAAGTAGCCTTTTTTGATTGCTTTTTCGTCTGAAATTGTAGAACCATTAAACCCTTCACCAATTTTAACAAACTGATCTGCGCTGAATAATTCTCTGCTGAATAATTCCCTGCTAGATAGTTTGCTTAAGTCCCGATATGCCATATTAACACTTTTGGCAAAATTACAATAAATTTAGTTGTGTTTGTTTAACGATTCTT